CGTATTGATGGAGCAAAAAAGTCTATTCTTGAAGAGTGGTTGGGGCGAACTATTCCAGATGGTATGACAACAGATCTACGCTCTCTAAAACGCCAATTATCTGGATATGAAAAGGCAGAGGATGACATTATTATTCCAGATGGCGTTGTTCCAGTTGCTTGGTGGTCAATTTGGCAGGATTCAGATCCAGCACTGGAACTGGATATTGAAAACAATGAAGGCAATCTTGCCAGTTTAATTTCACTGGAAAACTTACCAGAACGGATCGAAGCGCATTTTGGATCCACACCTGAAGCCTGGAAACTCTATCTATCTCTTTTTGAAGCATATCGTACATCAGACCAAGGAGACTTCTGGGCCTTTTTTTATCAATGCTGGAATATTTTACCGCTGAGTTTGAAGCTGAAACTGAAACACATCAGTATGCGTCTGAGTACAGAGGCTCCAATTGATACAGCCCCTATTGAAATAGATAAAATGCGATATACACCTGTTCTTACCAAGCAATCAGCTATGTTTAATGCGTGGAAACTTCTCTGTGAACTCTCAGATACACACAAAGTACCAGTTAGAATGTCTCCTATGTATGCAAATACAGAACTTTTTAGAGGCGGAATAAAACCTGATAGAATTCGACGCTTAGAGGCAATCTCTATACAAAAACTATATAATAGTTTAGCTTAAGACTTACTTTGCGGCTAATTCAGTTAACTTTTAAAATTACCGGTAATACAGGTAATATAGATATGGTTGATATAGTTTTATCTGGAACCCCTATTTCAAATAAGTTACCACTTGATATAAATACACTATATTTAATACGTAAAACTGAATATAATGATTTTACTAAATTACTAGCAAATGTTATTCAAGAAAACTTCTTAAAAAAGAATAAACAAGAAATGTTAGAGGCTCTTCTTGAACCTAACAAATTTTTACTAGATGGCGATGGATTAATGATGAGTTTATTAAAAAATAAAGCAAAACATATATATAATATTTTTAAAAGTATTCCTGGATTTATCTATATTCTTAAAAAAAAAATAATTCCTGTAGCAAGTTATAATACACAATTATTACAACTCTTATTGGGATTAGATAACATAAAATTATTATATTCAAATGAACACTTCAAGCTTCTTTTAGATAATCCAGATGAAAATAAAGAAGAAATTATATCTACTATGATTTCATGTATGATCCATAATTCTTTTATTGAACAAAATGTTGATAGAAGAATTAATAAAACACGGCGTATACGTAGAATTTATTCAGCAGATAGCATTTCATCTGAATGAACTAACTTATAAACACTCAGAGGCTCCTTTCGTCCTAGACGATAGGCGCGTCCGAGAATTTGTTTCTCTTCTTCCACATTCATCGAGTGGAGAAGAATAATATGTGTGGCAGCTGTAATTGTCAATCCAGCTCCAGCATGCATACTATTTAAGAGAAGACAGCGCAGATCCCCGCGTTGGAACATATTTAGAGTATGCTGAATAACATCCTTCGTTCCCTTTACCTCTCTAACTCCATGAATACCTACAGCCTCCAGCTCAGATGTAATCTGAATAAATGGATTATCGTAGCGACTGAAAACCAGAAATTTTCCACTGGGATTTTCCTGAAAAAGTTTGATCAGCGCCTCCTTTTTAAGAGGGGGTTGATTAGGCTCTTCCTTTGGCTTTATAACTTCCATAGTATTTGTATCTTTAATTCTCTTCAACTCAGTGGGATTTGTAATCTTACGACAGAGTGGGCAGTCCAGCTTACGTGCTAAACTCTGAAGCATACACGCAGCACAGAAAATTCGCTGACAACATTTTGTTAGAACAGCGTCTTGAGGTTCATCAAAACAGATAGGACATACTTCCTTCTGATAATTTTCAATGCGCTCTTTAATATTACGTATCTGCTCTTCTAGATGTTCTATCTTCGACTTTAATGATGTCAATGCCTCTTCTTTTGCTTGAGGGGTTGAATATTCTCTTTCTGCCTTATATGCATAATCACGACGCAACTGAGCAAGCGCTTTCATTCTGTTCTCAGTTACAGCATCTACTAAGCTGGTTGTTTGTTCAGCGCTAACTCCCAGAAGCTGGAGCGCTGACTGAACATCTCCAGCATGTAGAAGATTTCTTACCTCTGGTGAAATAACACCAGAAACAAGCTGGTAGGAAATAGGTGAACGACATAATACTGTATAACGATGAAGAGGTGGAAGTGAGATCGACTCAGCTATAAATTTTGTACTACATCTAACTACAAGATGACCACGAAGAGGATGATTAGGAAGTAGGATGCGTCTTAAAAAAGGCACAGATACAACATGATATCTAAATGTATAATAAGGATTACGACTTATATAATTAGAGTGAAATTGTTCAGAAAAATCTGGATGAAATCGTGTATTTTCACAAAAAACATGAGCATGTAATAAATTATAACCGATCCAGAGATTTATACCTGGGTATAATAAATTTGGCCAGCTTGCTGAAATAAACCAGAGAAATTTTGTCTGGGGGAGAGGACATAATCCTGAAATATGTATTGAATCAGCTTCATCTATATACACTCTACGAAATCTTACAATATTATATGTTTTATTTATAAATTCTTTATACAATGTATTTGAAATTAAAACAACATCTGCTTCATTCAGATGGTTCCAAAAATTACTTTCTAAATTACGTTTTGTTGTTATATAAAATGTTTTTAGATTTGTTTGATCTTTTATATATCCACACCACTGTCGATATAAAGTATGAGGAACGACAAGTAAGCACGCATTACAGTCCGATAAATCACTATATTGCCTTTCCATACTATATAAATATGGAGAACATGGCATAGAAAGCTGAGGCATTTTAGGAATAAATGCTGTAGTTGCTTTCAGATGTGCTATTTGTCCTAATACAGATAAACTTTTTCCAACACCCACGCCATCTCCTAAAATAGACCAAGATCCATAAAGGGTCTGTCCAGAAATATCCATGCCATTTGAAAGCTTCTTCTCCTGATCTAACATAGAATAGATGGCAGCAGACTGATGTGATCGAAGAGGTACTTTTAGATAAATATTTGATGTCTCAACACGTGGAGAATCAGTCGTTAATTCATTTAAATAGGGTTGGTTTAATATTTTCAGAGCAATTAAACTCTGTTCTGTGATGAAAACTGACATCTTCTAAATGACAAACCTCCATATCGTTTAGGCATTTGCAAAAAATTCGCGCAGCGAACTATCTCTAATAAAATCTTTTATCTTCATCGATGTCTTCTTTACAAATGGATTTACTTCATCACGCAGTTTTTTCTTGTCAAATGTATTCTCACTGTGACTTATTACAAGCATAAGCTTCATCGGGTCAAGTTGAATCATAGGATGTGAGTAATTATCTAGAAATGAACGTTCCTCTGCGTGTGTAACCGTTTCATCATATGTGTGTGTATTCGCATATGATTTACGCCAAGCCATTGTACCATTTGTTGCATGGTTCGCATGATAAGGACCCAGCTTATAAATTGTATGATTGTCTGAATAATACATATTTATCTCAGAACTTCCTGCTAGTTCCATAGCAGGTCGTCTTTTAAAAGCAGTTACAGCTGAATATACACGCTCTGGAAAATAGAAATCATCATCATCCATTGCTACAATAATTTCACCCTTTGCCTCTTTATTTAGGCGATTTCGCTTTGCGCCAATATTCTTTTTTTCCTCTTCGTAAATATATTGTAAATTTGGCAATTTATGTATATTTTCTAGAAATATATCTTGCACTTTATCACTACCATCATCATACACAATCCATTCCATGCGATCTTGAGGATATGTCTGTGATAGGAAACATTTAATTAATGATGGTATGAATCTTCTTCTATTGTATGTCGGTGTAATGACCGATACAAAAGGAAAATTTATTTCATGGATAGTCTTCTTCTTTGGTTCGCTCATCTTCTTAGATTCAGTAACTTCTGATTAAGCCTTCGCATTTTTAGAAATTGTGCTCATTAACATAGTACCTAACCCTGTCGGTAATTTAGGTATAGAAGGTAATCCAGCCAAGCTGGCTATACTAGGCGGAGGCGCAGGAGCAGGCGCAGGCGCAGGAGCAGGCGCAACAGCAGCATTTGCAGCAATTATATTCTTCACTACAGCCTCTGAAGCTACCATAGGAGTTGCTATAGGTTCAACAGGAACTGGCTCAACATATAATGATTTATAACTGAAGAGCCCTCTATTATTTCCTTCAATTAATGGTGCCAAGATTGAATGAAAAACAATCGGTTCTCCATTTATTAATCTCTTTATCGCAAATCCAAAAGAGACAGGAAATAAAATAGATCCATAAATTAAATAATATATTCTAAGAGCTGGATGTAAATTTATAGCCGCATTACTTGAAAGAGATCCTCCCAATAATGCTAAGATAACAATTACAAATATCATTAAGTAAAACATAAATTTTTTAAATGTATCACTTAATAATCGTGTAAATGAAAATGGTCTACTCCTCTCTTCTTTTTCAAGTTTCTCTTTTTTTGCTTTTTCAGCCTTTTTAGCAGCTCCTTCACCTTGTGCTGTTTTTACAAGATTGTTTATTTTAAGAGTGAGATCAGCCTTCTTCGCTAAAATACTACTGGGACTAAGACCAGCGGCCTTCGTAGAAAATGTCTTTGACTCAGCAAGTAATTTATCAAGTTCTTTCTTTGTAGCATCACTTACGCCGGGAATTTTATTAATTATAGCTTGTGTGCTAGCTGCTTTTGATACAGTATCCCGTAAACTACTAAGTGAACTCTCAGCTTTCTTTCGAAAATCTGCAAGTAAAGTATCTGAGTTTGGATCATAAAGAGAAGAAAATATTTTGTTTCCAAGTAAACTTGTAATCATATCCATCTCAACTCTTCTTACCCGTGAGACTTTTATAGAGCATACTTTAATCCACCCATGCCAGATGCAACCTCAAAGAAGTTTATATTTTCTACATAAATTCTTAGATCATATGTATAATTTGTATTCACTGGTAAAGGATATACATCAACTTCTACCTGAAAATTGCGAATACGACTTGCATTTATACTTCCAGAAGGCTGAGCAGAAGGGCTATGAAGAGAAAAACTGAAAATTGGTATAAGTGATTTTGCTGATCCTGATATACATCTAAATGGAGTTATCTTCGTAAAATAATCAATCGGTTTCTCCTCTTGAATTTCATTTCCATCACATAGAACACGAAGGCTTCGAAGAGTATTTAATTGACCCTGTGGAATAAGTAGACCCGAAGAAAAACCACTTATATTAATAGGAGTTTGACCTGGTGTCGGCAAATAAGGTGGACGGGGATAATTCCACCAATTTGTAAAATTTGAAAAATCATTTCTAGAGGCAGCATCAGAACGTTGAGTTATAAAAAGAAGACGTGTAATTGGATTATGCGTCTCTAGATCAAGTATTTGTCGATTATATAAGCCTGCTGTAGGATACATAGATGTTTGATAAATCAAATATGACAGTTGCTGTGTAGCAAATAGAGTTTGTTCTTCTTTTGGAAGATATACATAGGTTGATTGAATACGAGGATAGAAGAACCAAGTATTCAGCGCAGGTGCTTTTGTTCCAAAATCTGTTAGGAAATTTTTGATCTGGCCAGATAAATCGGTTGTAGTTCCATATTGAGGATTGTTCATACGAATATCATCAATTACTGAATTCATTCTGAAATTTGGAGCTACACGAAATCCAGACGCATCTAAATATGTATAAAGCTGCTCAATCGGATTGAGCGTTATTTGAACTTCACAGTCATGAAGCTGTAATCCAACAAGAGGAAGTGCTTGTGTTGATGTGTCAGAAAACCAGAACGGAAGAGGTACATGAACCTCTTGGCCAAAAATAGAAGGGCGATTAGGTAAAGAAGAAGGATATACACTGGGATATCCAGATGAATTTGTACCACCCGCATACAATCCATTTGCGGGATCTGAGAGTTCATTCGTATCTCCAACAAGAACTCGCCATTTCTCAAACTTGTCTGCATCGTAATCAGCAACCGCTTTTGCCATTAAATATGTACCATCAAATTCCTGTATCTTTTGACCACCTACAAAAAACGCAGCATTATTTATCAGCGCCGCACCAATGTATCGTACCCACTGAAATTGGAACTGTGATGTCCTCTGTGGAGTAGGTGTAACATATTTGCTGTAAATATCTGGAAGTTGAAATGTAAAATACATATCTGAGAGAAGATCGCCAATACGTTGTATTTTCGCCCGTACTTTTATCGTTTGATCGAAAAATAACTCATTCGGGCCATCCATTGCAGTTGTAACATTCTCCGTTGAAAAATGACTATATCTGCGAAATGCCTTATAAAAATAAGTCATCTGTGGAGTTCCAGATAGCAAAATATTTTGAGCACCATATGCGACGAGTACTATGAGACCCCCACCTGTCATTCTCTTGTTACTTATTAGTTTTCTTATCTCTTTACATCATGCTTGGACGCCATGCGTCTTTTCAAGATGAAATAATTATGATTTGTAATTTGTTGTCCACCATGTATCGGCTAAATAAGAAGGCATATCAGTTGATGCCGTCTTCACCACACTTGAGGGACCCGCATGTAATAAACTCTGTATCTCTGTAAAAGACAAAGCATACCGGGTGTAAATAAACTTACTCATCAAACCATTAAAAGCGCCAGATACTGTAAGAGCATTTCCACTTAATCCAGGCGTTTGCGAACCTTGTGTAAAATGCGCATTTGAAAAAAGTATAATGTCTTGGTAATTTAAATATGGAAGACTTGTGTCAAAACGCATTTTATTTGTTAAATTGCCATTTATGTGAATTTCAAGAGCGCCTTTATGACAATTTAGAACAACATGTACCCATTTCTTTACAGGAATATTTGTAATATCTACATAATTATAGGGCTTCTCATATGTAGTCATAACAATCCGAAGTGAATTTGTATTCCCTACAACAAAGACACCGGGACCCATTAAAGGCCATACACATCCATATCCTTTATGCCATACATGATAAAGTTCATTATTTCCTGTATTAAATGTAGATGGATTTATAAATATAAAAAATGAATAAGCAAATTCAGTACCACTCGGTTCATTTTGAGACATTAGAAGTGTCTTGGCGTCGGGGTATATATTAGCATTTTGATGAATAACAAGAGCCTTATCTTGCGATGATGCCGTATAATCCATTAATACTTGAAAACGCTCGGAAAATGACTGTAAACCATTATAGATCGCCTGTGATGTAAAAAAAAAGATAAGAATTGAAACTAAGATGACTGTTACTAGGAAAACCTCTCCAAATGGTGATTTACTAGAAAGACTTGCTATAAAACCAGGATTTTGATACTGGGACATCTAGTTTTCAGTGTGTTTTTTTAATTCGACTGTTTAGTAAAAAAACTAGAGACATACGCCCACATATTTAGACCAGGCGGTGAAGGACCTGTCATATACATATTGTAGATAGTGCTAGGATTTATAGCATAATTAAATGTGGAAACTTGAGTGATATATCCATCGAAACCACCCCTATCTACAAGTTTCACAGTTTGCGTACCTGATGTATCAACTTTGAAATAGCTTGGTAATACACATGACCGTACTAATTTTCCGTCCATATACACATCTGACACATTACCATTCAGAACAATTGACACTTGTACCCAGCGTTGTAAATCAATCTTATCAATACCACATGTTGTAAGTGCAGAGTCTGTGAGTGCTCCAGCATTAGCACTAAAGAAAGTTTTTTCAGCATCCTTATATAATACAGAAGTAGAACTGCCGGATGCATCTAGTGTATCGATTGTAACAGAAAGTGAATTTGTAGCAGCACCTAATGAAACAAGAAGTGTAGAAAAGGTCGGGCCACCAATTTCAAGTACATGTTTATTTAGATTTTGTCTATATGTCCATCCTGTAATATATAACCAAAAATTCACACTATACTCTCCACCCTCATACATCCGTGCTTGGTTAGTGTAATTTTTGACACCTTGATTGGCCGTTATTTGCGTCGATTGAATAACTGAACTCGTAAGCGTAGTTGAACCGGAAAAATACTGATACGAATAATAAAGAATAACAAGTGCTATGACAATTACAAGTAAATTTATAAAACCAGATAACACTGCTCCATTATTTGTGGGAGAACTTCTCTGTGGATCCATCTATTATTTCATTATAAATATAAAATAACATCCTGATTAAAAGTTAGAGAAGTAAATTTCTTTAACTTTTAACTCTTATCTATATATCATGCCGTGATTATGCGTAATTATGCGTAATTATGCGTAATTTGTATTCCATTCAAGCCAGGGCTTAGCAGGGCGCATCGTAGGTGGTTGAACACAACCACCAGATGGACAAAAACTAACCGATGGCATTTTTATATTATTAAGACTAGATCCAATTCCCGTTTGTAGATAAGAAAGAGGTCCCGTATTTACATAAGGAACACCGCGTGCATCTGTTATCTGACTATAGGTTGAAGCAATCTGTGAACCTGACTGAGATGATGGGTTAAGACTAAAAAGTGTTGCTTTTCCATTAAGAGAAGTATTTCCACATGATACATTTGTCTCGGATATTGTTCTCGCAATAGGATAATTAGTCTGTTGTGATAAAACAACTCCATTATTATAATAAATATGAAATCTACGCCCATCTCGTACAATAGTAATCATAGTCCATTTTTGAAGAGGAATAGGTGGTAACGCAAAAACTTCATTATATAAATAATAAGAATTACCTAAAGGATCTATCAGCATACGCGGTGGAGGTTTTCCTGGCCCATCATATAAATTACCACTGGCATCATATAAATTACCACTGGCATCATATAATTGACTGCTGGTATCAAAAGAACTTGACTGTGTACGAATTGAAAGTTGTGCCATTGCTTTGCCTTGTCTTCCCGCATCCGGAGCTGGAAGAATTTCTAGAGTACAGGTATCACCAATTTGAAGAATTGGTATATATCCTGTTCGTCTACAGCTATCACAGTTGAGTGTTTTACAACTACATACATCAAAACGACCTGTTACACAGCTTGGATACCCTTCTTTATCACATAACATTGCCGTAGATGTGCGTTGAAGAGGATCTATGTAAACGAAGCCTTGAAAGGTTGAAGAATTGTTTAGTTCAAATTCAGAGGGACTATCAAAAATGCTTGAAGATAAAGATAAATCAAATACTTTAGCATTCGTTTTCGTAGGCACTGAGTAAAAAATTGTAGGATAAACATACAGTATAATTAATAAAATAAGTATAACTATTATTGAAACATATAGGACAATCATCTCTAAAGTTTATTATGTAAAAAAAGTGGAAGAGGAAAGAGGGATAAGCGTCTGAAGTTGCGTGATTGATAATTCGTGCGGCCAATAATATAAAGTTCCAACCTTAATAGAAGTATCAAGCGGAGGATAGAAATAATTTTTTTGCAATGGAGTATTCATAGGAGTAATTGGTTTATTTACAAATATATAAGTTGAATTTAGTTTTCCATCAATATATACTTCAGCATAGTTTGTAAGATATGCAACTGTTAAACGGAATGGTTTTCCTAGTTTTATATTTTTGATAGTAGCTATAATTTCAACTGATTTTGTAATACCACTGTTAGAACTTGTTATTCCTACAACATTCAAGTCATTTGTATTACTGCTAAGATATACAATTAAATTAGAATTTGAAAATAAAGTTTTGAGGTTTGATACTGAAATAGTAGTAGAACTTGGTAAGATTAGAGGAGTAAATGCCTCATATAAAATTATACGAGGGACGGTTCCACTTGAATAATCCGATTTAATATATATCTCAAATGAAACAGTATAATAGATATCTGATGGATTTACAGTTGTTGTTACACCAGTCAAACTTGTAACCCCAGCTGGTTCTGATACTAGTGGAGGAGCTTTTAACCAACCACTTTGCATATCTGGTTTTGAAGTAGGTTTATCTGGTTGAACCATATTAAAAATAGGATATATTGTGAAATTAATAAATGTGAGAATTAATAAAATAATAAATAGGAAACTGCTCATATAAAAGAAAAATGCCATTACTCCACTTGTAAATGCTGACTTTGTCTTAGAAGAACTAGTTAGTATACTTGCGGATCCTGATGCTACTGCCACTGATGGTACAGCTGCGGCAGTTGCGGCAGCTGCGGCAGGTGCTTTTAATCCTTTTCTAGTTAAATAATCTATAACCTTCTGGCTCATTCTCTTATTATATCTCTTATTATATATTGGATTATTAACAGATTATTATCGTTACCGTAGAGTTTCACTCTTTGTTGTAAACCATAGTACCATACATGCTATAAGAGCAACACTGCCGCCAGCAAAAACACCCTGAATACGAGCTCTCATATCAGCTTCAGCAAAATCCGATACACTCCAGAGTGGTGTTCTACCTCGCGCACCTAATCGTTTATAATAAGCAATTACTTCAGATTCCAGAAGTCGGGGTTTTTGAAGAGTTTCATTCACTGTATTATGAAGGTCAATTGTCCATTTTAGAAGATCCTGACGGCGATCTAGATGCTGTGTAACAGGTCTTACAGATAAATGTTGAGAATAATGCTTTCTACATACTTCACATGGTATTAAAAAAATAAGCGCCTCGAAAAACTCCTTTGCTGCTTTTTTCTGTGAATAATTTGGTTTTTCGGGATATCCAAGAGCAACAATATGAATTGTGTGCCAGAAAAGTGGACCCCATACCTCTGGTGGCATTTTTAACTTCATATCTCTCTTCTTCTATTGATAGATATATTGATATATAATTTTACGCCGAGGTCTAAACGTTGTAAACTACAATAAGTAGTAGATGTTTGCAGGTAATAAAAAACAATGCTGTACAAATTGTGGAGATTATGGTCATACATTCAGACAATGTCTCTCTCCAGTTACAAGTTATGGAATGATACTCTTTCGTATAAAAGGCGAGTGGAACCAAGCACAAGCCATTCTTCAAAGCTCAAGTATAGTAAATGGTCTTGATAATATACAGCAAAATATAGAATATTTGCTCATTCGCAGACGGGATAGTCTTGGATTTGTAGAAATTATGAGAGGAAAATATAGACTTCAAGAAATAGACTATATTCGCCGTCAAATTATGGGAACAACCGCTGCAGAAAGAGAAAGGCTTTTATCTGTTCCATTCGAAGAGTTATGGTGTAGTTTATGGGGAATTGTAACAGAGCAGCAAGGACAGTCATATAAATCTGAAAAGGAGATGTCTCGTGCCAAACTTGAGGCTCTGCGGGAAGGATATGTTCATGAAGAAACTGGCAATATGATCACTCTTAAAAATATTATGAATGAAGTTCCTGTAAAATGGGATACTCCAGAGTGGGGATTTCCTAAAGGTCGTCGTGATTACAGAGAAAGTGATTTTCAGTGTGCACTACGCGAAGTCAAAGAGGAAACTGGACTTACCGAGAAAGATATTTGCTCAATTCGGAATTTACAGCCAATTCAGGAATCGTTCTTTGGCTCTAATCATATTTCTTATTGCCATAAATACTTTTTAGCATATGTTAATCTTCAAAATACAATACTAATGGATAAGACTAATGAACATATGTCAAGAGAAGTTGGTGACATTGGGTGGTTTTCACTGGATGAAGCACTACGAATTATTCGCTCTGATAATGTCGAAAAACGTGAAATTTTATTAAAGGCCAGTAGTTTATTACGTAATTTTTGTCCGCTCCGACTGTTAGTCTAAATAAGTTCTAACCGGTAGAATAGATGGCCCATAAATACCAGTATCTTACAAAAAATGAACTTCTTGATTTATGGGATATCGATAAATCTAATGATTTATATGATTATCTTACATTGTATTATGACCCCCCTCTCTTTCCAAGATTTTCAACTGTTGCTATAAATACACGACAAACAGGTGGTGGAGAAAAGGAGAGTATTGAAACAAAAAGTGGACAAGAGTTTTCAAATTTCGCAGAACATCATTATGGACTATATCCTGATTTAGATGATCCCCGTTTTCACGAGAAACTGTTTCACAAACTGGAATTTGCTGAAAATAAACAACTTTCTTTGGCACAACTCAAAGAAAAAGCTGATCTGATCTGTAATCCAAACGCTGAATTTGAACTCAGTCCTGTTCAGCGATTTGTTAGTCGTTATTTATCTGCTCAATGTCCCTACCAATCCGCTCTTCTATATCATGGCGTAGGTGTCGGTAAAACATGCGCTGCGATTTCAATTGCTGAGTCATATCTCCAAATTTTTCCAAATAGAAAAGTCATTATTGTTGCTCCGCCAAATATTCAGCCCAACTTTCGCAGAACCATTTTTGATATAGAGTCTGTAAAAATAGCTGAAGATGAAAATACACCCAATACTCTTAAAGGATGTACTGGTGATTATTATCTTCGACGCACAGGAACTGATTATGAACGTGAAAAGGGTGTAATTATAAGCAGAGTTCGTGAGTTTATTAATGCAAGATATGAATTTATGGGCTATATACAATTTCAACGCTATATTGATAAAATAAAAGCGGAAGATCGATCGGATCCAGCAAAGATGCTTCGCCTAGAATTCGAAGGTCGCCTAATCATTGTTGACGAAGCTCATAATTTACGTGATGTTCCCGGTGAGACAGCCGATGATAATATAGATACAGCAGGTGGCGATGAAGAGATAGGTGATTCGGCAGCTGGGCGAAAACTGGCACCTACATTTTCTGAACTTCTACTTGCGGTTCATGGTATGAAATTAGTGTTAATGACAGCAACGCCTATGTACAATAACTATAGAGAAATTATTTTTCTTCTCAATCTACTACTCAAAAATGATAAACGGCTTGAACTCTCAGAGCCTGAGATTTTTGAACCGAACGGGAATTTTACAGCTGGGGGTAGAGAAAAACTAGGAAATGCCGCCGCTGCCTATATAAGTTATATGCGTGGTGAAAATCCTCTTTCATTTCCTACACGTTTACCCCCTTTTAAAATACGCGGAGAAGATGTTCCGAAACTGATGAAATGGCCCGACTATAATCCGAAAGGTGATCCAACAGGAGATACTACTAATGTTCTTAAACTTCCTCTTGTTCCCGTTAGTTATGAAGGCGCATCATTGGCCGCTTATGCTGAAATATCAAATCTCGCAAATCTGTCTGTTAGCAGCATAGATACAATGGTTCAAAGTGGTAACTGGCTCTATCCTGTAGAAGGTGTTGCACCTGAAGGGCGTATTCGTGATGCTGGATTTGACGCATGTTTTCGCACAATACAAGGAGGCTTTACGTTTGTTCAAGAAGATCCTAGCTGGATTATCAAAGAGAATTTAGGACGCGTCTCACCCAAAGCAAAATTTATTCTTGATGCTGTTCAATCAACAAAAGGAGTTGTTTTTGTTTATAGCCGTTTTATTAAATCTGGCGCACTTCCACTTGTTCTTGCTCTAGAAGCAAATGGATATACCGCATATGGAAGAGATACTGGATTATTAAAGAATGGTATACAAGCATCTGGTGGACGCCAATGTGCGAAATGTAGCCGCAAAGAAGAGGGTCATAAGGGCGCTGGACATATGTTCAAGCCAGCTAAATATATTCTTTTAACTGGAAAAAGCTCGCTCTCTCCTAATAATGCAGCCATGGTAGCAGCTGCTCGCACCGATGCCAATAAGGATGGAAGTGTTGTAAAGCTAATCGTTGGTTCACAAGTTGCGAGTGAAGGCATTGACTTAAAATTTATTCGTGAGATATATGTCTTTGATAGCTGGTTTCATTTGAATAAGATGGAACAAGTTCTGGGTCGCGGTGTACGTACATGCAGTCATGCTTTACTTGATAAGACAGAGCGCAATACAACAATTTATCTTCTTGTAAATGTTCTTCCTGAAGAAGATACAGAAACTGCAGATTTGTATATGTATCGCATTGCTATGACAAAAGCAATACAAATGGGCAAAGTTTCACGAGTATTAAAAGAATATGCTCTTGATTGTAATTTAAATATTGATGCGATTGTAATTAAGGCTGGTGATCTAGATGATATGACACAGAAAGATGGTCAATATGAAGATCGCGCAGTTAAGTTTGAAGATACAAAATTTACAGCAATCTGTGACTGGATTGATACATGCCAAGATACATGTGCTATTAAGATACCTGATATTGATAAAGCTACTGCGGATCGTTCAACATATGATGAGTTCAGCGCTAAATGGCACGAAGCTGAACTGAGAAATACAATTCGTAGATTATTTCAAGAAAATGAACAGCCAGCATTTCAATTTGAACAATTACAGAAACAAATGTCTGCTATTCCGTCAAATGCTCTGCGTAGTTTATTAGGGGATATTGTTGGAAATCAGGCGTTTTCAATTAGAATAAAGAATAAAGATGGATATATAGAATTTAGAAATGGTCTCTATCTATTTCAACCTTACAGCATGTTAGATACAAAAATCCCATTATCACTTCGTATTCAGGATTATCCAGTAAAGCGCGATTCGTTTGAGCCAATTATTGAAAAAATAACAAGATCTGAAGGTGTCACGAGAGGCATCTGGCCAATTGTTGTAACTCTTGCTACAGCAGTACAGAATGGAGATGATATACAGGATATCTTTGCGTTAGTGAATAAAGGATTAGCTGAACGCTACACGAACCCAGCTGAACTTGCGAAAGAGCAACAGCATATTTTTGGACTTGTTTGGTTTTATGAAACAATGAAAGAGAATGCGGATCATCGTAGAGTTTTAGCTGACGCATTTCTCGGTTTAGTATGGGATGAAATTCTTCGACCGAAAGAACAACTTGAACTTTCACAAGATGAAGCTGCAAAGAGAATTGGAGCTGAACAATTTATGAAGAAAGGGTCCAAAGAAGTATTCCGTTTTGTCGATGGACATACTGGTGAATTACGTTATTTATGTGGAGATAAGGCATGCGATATTGCTCTTGCTAAACTTTTTGATACAGATGCGGCGGATCCTCTCAATACACTCCAGGCGAACACTGGGACAACTGGACCCCTCTACGGATTTCTTGTACCCAATCTGAAGTCTGGTTATTTAACATTTAAAACGACAGATAAACCTGCCGCACCTGGAAAAGCTGTTCCTAAAGGTGGAGAGTGCGAAATTGTTACACAGATTGCTTTTCATTTTACAGCACTTGTACGGCTTGGAGATGTTTTAGCGGGCGCTGGTTTGCCACGGTTTGGTTTAACACTTGAAGAAATTAAAGGAGCGAGAAAGTTTCAAAATTCTTCACGCGCATGTAGTCTCTTAAATATCATTTTGCGATGGATGCAACTTTCAAGTGTTAATACGAAAAATTGGTTTTTTAGACCTATTGCTGCTCATAAAACAAAGCATTTAGTCTTAGCAAATAAGCCGAAAAAGATTAGAGCAAAAAAAGGAGCAACAGCAGCCGCAACGGCGGCGGTCTAAAATTGAGTTCATAATCAAACAAGAGTGAGTAGTAGACAATGGAGCACACAGCACTTTTTGAAGAGCGTGCTAGTTTAACCTCCCGCGATCTGCGAGGAGAAATTACAGATATTGATGATCTACTTCTTCAAAAGCTCAGTACACGAATGGAAGGAAAGTGTTCTCGCCACGGATATGTTCTTCCTGGATCCATGAAGATATTATCACGATCAATGGGATATGTTGAAAAGGGACGATTTACTGGTGATATTATCTTTCATCTTCAGCTTGAAGGAAAGGTTCTAAATCCTCCCGCAGGTCTTTCAGTAGAGGGTATCGTTGTACGTAAGAATAAGATGGGTATGTATGTTTCCTATGATAATGATGCTATCCGCATTATTCTTCCTCGAGACATTCACATAGGAAATGATACATTTGAAGCTGTACAAGTTGGTGAACGTGTAAAGGTTGAGATCCAGAAGTCTCGTTTTCAAGTAAATGATACATACATTCTAAGTATTGGAACCTTTAATGGAGTAGCTGAGGAGCCTGTTCCTGAGGCTGCCCCCGAGGTTGCCGCTGAGGCTGCTCCTGAGGCTGAGGTTGCTCCCGAGGCTGAGGCCGCCCCTGAGGCTGAGGCTGAGGCTGAAGATGAGACTAAATCCGAGGCCGCCTCCGAGGCTGCCCCTGAAGCAACCTCTCCTACGGCATCTAATGCGGAAACGGAAGGAAAGGTTGAAGCTGATAGCTATCTAGAAGATGGACAGTAAGGAATATGAAGAGAGAAAACAGTTTTTAGAAGATATTAAAACTCTTGTAAAAAGTGAACAAGAGGCTCTTTTTCGTATTCTTAAAACTGAAAAAGGTGAATATAGTGAAAATAGTAACGGCATTTTTTTTGATATATCCAAACTTTCTACACCGCTTTTTATGAAACTAAAAGAATACATGGAGTTTTGTCGCAAAAATCGAGACAATTTCACATCCAGAGAAGAAGAAGAAAGAAAAGCTCAAGAGTTAATTGGATCAACTAGCCATGGATCAACTAGCCATGGATCAACTAGCCATGGATCAACTAGCCAATCGGTCTAAACCTATAACGCCTTTACTTTCTAAAGATGCTTCAACAAATAAGAACTTGGATTGAAACGAATCCCTCTAGAGACACAAGTGTTGCCCCCATAGAGATTCGCATAAAAAGTGATACAGGAGATACTGTTGAAGTTGTAAATGGACCTGGTGGCTGTGTTGCTACACCACTTGATCCTCCCGGCCCTGTTTCTTTTTATCTATGGCACACAGACCCTCTCTATCGTGGAGGTGGATTAACTCTACGCAAGCAAATTCTTATGGAAACCTTACTTCAAATTGGTAAACTGATTGAAACTGACTGTAGAGGACATCGATGGAAGAGGCAGAAGATTTTAGAGCAACTTGCATCTCAACAAACTGCTGCTGTATCTCCTCCTCAAGATACACATGAACTTGATGAAGCCCTCTGTTTTGTTCTAGGTTATCAGAAAATCATTCTTGATGATATTCATAAAAAAATTCTCCATTTTCCGGCTGATTTCCGTGAATGGTCAGCTGAACACCCTGTATGGACAACAAGTCTTGGAACGCGGTGTGCTTTTCATCTGCCCGGCGAGAAACATCTGAGTACAGATCTTGGAGGATGGCTCTTAAGACAGGAGCAAGATGGATGGAAAATTCGCTGGCCTACTGTTGATGAGAAACTAGAAGATATTAAGAAGAAGTGTAAAAATTTAGATATTATACCAAGAGGAATTGATAAACCAAAGAAAGAAGACTGGTCAGCTGTTCTAGGTCGCTCACAAGCTGTATCCCATCTTCTTATAGAATTTCCTTGACACTGCTACTAAGTTTTAAGTTTTACCTGTACCAACAAATTTGAATGTCCGGCCGCCCAAAGGGAACTCTATATAAGTGAATAGGATAGACAATGGAACTAAATTCCGCTGAAGCTAAGAATTTACAGAAACGCATTGAAGATTGGATAGCTTCTCCAAATCAGGAGCTAGAAGCAACCTTTGGTGTGAATGGAAAAGTGGATGTTGTCACATTTCTTACTGTTGCAAAACGTCTGCGTGCTCGCGGGTATCGTTCTATTGCTCAAGAGGATCGAATGACTGTTACACTTCCAGATCACGTAAGATTTAGTCTTCAAGGTCTTGGAACTATCCAGGAATACTGTAAAGATGATGTTATGGCGGGTAAGAACTTTATCGTCATGATTAAAGACAGAACTGTCGCAGATGCTAATGTTGAGCTTATAGATTACGATGTTCGTGTTAAGGTACGCCGTGAGATTGGTCTTGATAAGGATGACGCAAAAATTCGTGACGTATTTACAACTTGGAAGCAGCAAAAGAAGGCATTTCGTGTTATTCGCAGATGGACATTTGAAGGTGAGGGACTTGTAATCGATCTCTCGATCGTTCGAAGCACTTCACGTGATATGAATAAGAACTATAAATGGCAGCGTCTATTCAGGGACCAAGATGTAATGGGTTCAGTGCCTGAATATGAGATTGAGGTTGAGCTTGTGCGGATGGAAGGAGATACACCTGAAGCTGCTATGAAACGTCTAGTGAAGGGTATAGGCGAGGTTCTTCGTGGTATCCAGAAACACACCTTTCTTCTAAGAAAGTCTGTACGTGATAAGGTTCTGCGCGGTTATCGTGATCTCGTTGGTATGGATAGATTTCGTGGTGTTGCGCCTGTAACACTTGAAATGCCTAACTTTCTGAAAGAGCATGATGAGGGCGTCCCTAATATTCGTGACGGTTATAATGTAACAGATAAGGCGGATGGTCTGCGTGTAATGGCATACTGTGATAGCAGAGGTGAGATGTTCATGCTTGATATGGGTCTCAATGTATATAAGACAGGTCTTTCAAACCAGGCTTGCCGATCTTCACTCATTGATGGTGAATGGATTACTCAGACAAAAGATGGTCGCGCAGTACAGCAACTCCTATTCTTCGATATATATATTGATGCCGATAAGAATGATGTTACGCAATTACCATTCTATTCTATAGATCCTCAGAAGGATACTCGCTATACTCATCTCAAGAATTGGGTTGTGCGGTGGAATGATAAGACGGTTGTTGCTGGGGGTATTACCGCATCCACAAAACTCCAAATTGTTATGAAAAACTTCTTCTTCGCAGAGGCAGGCGATACTGCTATATTTCAAGCCGCCACAAAATCGCTTGATATTAAGAGTATTTATAATACCGATGGTCTTATCTTTACGCCAAATGATAAGCCGATCCCAAATAAGCAAGTGTTCCTTTCACAGTTCAAGTGGAAGCCTGCACATGATAATACAATTGATTTCCTTGTGAAGTTTGAGAACTATACCGATTCCAAGGAAGAGCGTATTACAGTAGGTGTTAAGCCTAATACAGGTGAGACACTCACATATAAGACACTGCGTCTTCTTGTTGGCTCCAGTACAGACTCTACATTTGATAATCCTCGCGCAACTGTTCTAGAGGGCGCACCACCTGAACGGAAAAAGGCTGGTCAGGCATATCGGCCCGTTCCGTTTAATCCCAGTGAATTTGCCGATACCATGGCAAGTGTATGTTATCTTGAGATGCAGACGGATCCAGACACTGGCGAGAACTATGTTCTTACAGGTAAGTCAAAGGAACCCATTCAAGATAAGAATATCGTGGAAATGGCATACGACCCTTCGCAACCCCCTGGATGGAGGTGGATCCCTCTGCGTGTACGTATGGATAAGACTGAAAGGCTTCAGCGCGGAATTCTTGGACGCACTCTCAATAGCAGTATGACAGCTGAGAGTGTATGGAATAGTATTCATGACCCTATTACTGAGACAATGATCCGCTCTGGAACAGATGAACTTGGTGAAGATGAAGCTGAAGCACTAGATGCTGAGAAAGAAGCATCTGCTGCTGCGCGTCGCAAGTATTTTGAGCGTACAGCAACCGAGAAGGATCTGAGAATTGTGAAGGGTATGCGCGATTTTCACAATAAGCTGATCAAAGAGCGTGTACTCTATGCATCTGCTTTTAAGGGACGGGGAAAAACTGTTCTGGATCTGGCAGTTGGTAAGGGTGCGGATTTACAGCGGTGGCGGCGTGGTGGCGTATCCTTTGTTCTTGGATGCGATAATGCTGGTGATAATATCACCAATGCTGAAGATGGGGCTTATCGTCGCTATCTAGAAACAGTTTCTAAGGCCCCTCCTGGATCGGTTCCTCCTATGATCTTCGCAATTGCTGATACAAGCAAGCGTTTAATTGATGGAACTGGTGGTGAAACTGAGCAAGAGAAGGATATTCTTCGCAGCGTCTTTGGACGTATTAAGCCGAGTGGAGCTGTTCCGCCGTTTGTAGAGAGGGAAGGAGCTGGCAAGCTGAAGATGGGTGCGGATTGTGTTTCACTCATGTTTGCTATTCACTACTTCTTTGATAAGAAAGAGACATTCGATGGTCTTCTTCAGAATATCGCAGATGGTCTCAAGCTGGGAGGCTATTTCATTGGATGCTGCTTTGATGGAGAGAAGGTGTTTGATCTTCTAAAGACAACTTCAAAGGGTGGGCGTAAGACTGGAATGAATAAAGACATGCTGCTCTGGTCAATTACGAAACAATATGATAATGAGGATCTTCCTGAAGATGATACGGGATTTGGTCTTGGCGTCGATGTAGAATTTATCAGCATTGGAACTTCACACCGTGAATATCTTGTGCCGTTCAAGCTTCTTCGGGCAAAGATGGCAGATATTGGATGTGAGCTATTAGATGCTAAGGATCTGGCAGAGGTTGGTCTGAAGGTCAGCACAGAACTATTTGGAAATACATATACGAATATGGGTGGTTCAAGGTATGCGATGAATGATGCTGTTCAGCAGTTTTCATTCTTAAACAGATGGTTTATCTTTAAGAGAACAGTTGAGAAGGTGGCAGATGTTGTAGCAGTGAATAAGAAAGAGCTGCCTTCGGCACTTTCCGCACCCAATGCTAAAAAGTCAAAGATTAAGGTTGTTGGATCTTTGAAGGGTGTCTCTTCTGATGCCACAACTGCGTCTGGAAATGTCTTGGCTGCGCCAAGTGCTTCTGCTGCGCCAAGTGCTTCCGCTGTGCCAAGTGCTTCTGCTGCGCCAAGTGCTTCCGCTGTTGCTCCAGGCGCACCAATTAGCGCAGCGGCAGAAGCACTAAGCTCGGCTGCGCCTAAGCCATTTAGAACAATTCCTGTTGCTGAAGAGGGTGCTGCGCCTAAGGCATCTCAGACATATGCCGTTGGAGAGATCTTCCAGTTCTATTCTCGTGCTGCTCTTCAAGATAAATTGAAGATAAGTGACAAGGGTGCCGCGCGCTGGCTATCACCTAATGCGCCTTTTCCTCTCACAGATGGAGATGTAACTTACCCGTCCCTTGAGCATTATATTGGCGCAATGATGTATAAACTAGCTACGAATAAGCCTGATCTAGCTGTAAGTCTCTTCTCTCGCGATGGCTCTATACACCAAGAATATGTACGTCAGCGTCTAACTGAGACAGATGGTGGAACTAAGCCTCTCCCTGAAGATCGTGACTATGAACTCTTAGAGAATGAGTCGAAAGAAGTCAAAGCGGCGATGAAGGCAGCGGTTGTTAAAAAGTACAAGGGTGTCTTTGATGAAACTAAGTGGGCTACAGTCAAAGATGAAGTCTTGCGTGATGGTCTTACAAAGCGCTGGGAGAATGACGCGCGTCTTCGGAAAATTGTTGAGGCTGTGCGGAACCAGGGGAAAATCCTCTTGTTCTATACGCCTGGTGCTATCACAAACTTAGGAGGTGTTCGCCGCGATGATGGAACGATCGAAGGAGACAATAAGATGGGACAGATACTCATGGGCCTTGCAAAGTTCCCTGGGTATTAAATAACCAATCAATCCATTCCTCGCCATAATTACAACTTCCATTTAGATGATGGCGCATATGGTGGCCTCTATCTATAAAATTAGTTCTTTTATCATGTCGCATAATACCTCTCATTTGACAAATAAAAAATGCTACTAGCATTTGTTTTGTGTCAAAAGGAAAGAGTAAAATAGGTAAAAAAAATCCAAGACTCTGAAATGGACTTTCAAACCAGTGTCCATGATATGTATCCTGCCAAATAGGTATCATTTTTTCATGGTGTATTTTATGAAGGGTGTATAGATAAGGGGTATGAAGAAGACGATGACTGATATAGAACCAAATATCATATGAAACTACATGAAAAAGACATAATAACATAATAAATATTGTATATAACTCTTTAAGATAATCCATAAACACTCATAAGTGTTCTATATTGTTTTACCCATGCGAGCCATGCGTTTAGATGAACACCCTGTTGTTGTATGGCTCGTTTTTCAATCATCTCAAATAATTTAAAATCCATTGAAATATTTACAGATCCATAGAGTGATGGAAGAGAATTTATATCAACTCCTGTTTTACCAAGTCGTGAATTCACGTTTTGGTGAAGCTCCCATATCCATGTGCGTACCCATACTTTTAGCTCTGAATAAGGGATTGATTGAATACTTGTAACAGTATGTCCACTTAACCAGGATTTATAATGCTCTCGACAATCTGAACATGGCAACATGGCACCAGTTAATTGTAAAATCTGAACCCACGCACGCCGTTCATCAGCTTCATACAACTGAAAAACAACTTTGCCTGATTTTTCAGCAAGTGCGTGAAGAATACTCCAGACAAACGGCCCCCATTCTTTATTTTCAGGATATGCAGGCCCAGGAATTTGACAAGCGCAGGGCATCTATCTATAGACCCGAAGTGTATGATTTTATTTTTCACGCATTATCATCAATTGATTTAAAGTGATGGCGTTAGTTAGAAATGAGTGCGGCGACATACATTAAACTCGGAAATGCTATTATTATGGGAGCCTTTTCAGTATGGCTGCTTCTTAAAGGTGAAAGTCCGGCACTTATTGCTATTCCTGCGATTAGCGCAAGTAAATATGGATATATTTATAATAATCAAGATGCTAATAAACAAAATGCACACTATCTCTCCTGGTTTCTAACAACACCGATTATGCTATGGCTAATATTTTCTCTGAATAAACTTCCCATTGATAAAACTTCTATCTTAATTGTGCTCAACCAACTTATGATAGCTTCAGGATATATCGCAGCAACTGCGAAAAAAGAAACAGATGTGTGGAGATGGTTTATAATTGGCTGTCTTGCTTTTATACCTATTATCTATCAGCTTCTACAATTTTCAAATGGTATCCCCCTTATTATTCTAACACTTGTCACCTGGACAGTATATCCTATTGTATGGTATCTTTCCAAGAAAAATTTGATCGACGATGACACCAGAGATATCAGCTACTCAGTTCTAGACTTTACATCAAAAGTAGGACTTGTTCTGCTGTATTTAGTTGAAGTTGGCAAGTTAAAGCTTCCGCTTAGTCTATAATAAGAAATGCCTGCGTCTTGGCAAAGTTTAGCTGTAACAAATGAACATGAACGTGATAAATACGTCCAGTTTGATGAGCCCACGCATATTTATACTGTAAAGGGCGAGACTGCTGGATATATCAGCGTGACGAAGTTTCTCCATGAGTTCTTTCCTCACTTTGATGCTGATGCTGTTATTCGGAAGATGATGAGTGGCCGTAACTGGAATGCCCAGAATAAGTGGTTTGGTAAGACCGCTGAAGAGATAAAGAAAGCATGGGATGATAATGGTAAAGAAGCGAGTGGAGCAGGAACACTTATGCATTTATCCATTGAACAATATCTCAATGGCGCAGAGAACCTCATTACAGATGAAACAAAAGCAACCCCTGAATGGCGCTATTTTATGAACTTCTGGAATGATCATGGTCATGATCTTGTGCCATTCAGAACTGAGTGGGAAGTTTGGGCTGAAGAGTATCGTCTTACAGGAAGTATTGATATGATCTTCTATCGCAAATCAGATAACTCTTATGTTATTTATGATTGGAAGAGGTCAAAAGATATCAAGGTCAATAATGATTTCGGAGGACGCGCCCTATATCCTCTTGATCATCTTCATGATACAAATTATTGGCATTACAGTCTTCAGCTCAACGTGTATCGCTGGTTTCTAGAGACCCATTATGGTCTTAAAATCAGTGATATGTATTTAATTGTTCTTCACCCAGATAATAAGAATTATCGCCGTCTTCGCTTGAACCGCATGGATGATGAGATCGAGGTTATGATGGAGGCGCGCTTACGCGCCGTAAAAGATGGATGTAAACATAAGGTTCTGATGCCGTACCCAGAGTGTGAAATTACTGACTGATATTCTCAGCCTTTATCTTCTCGCAAAGCGCGCACGTTGCAGCACTCGGGCGGCGAACCTTTCTAGATGCCTTTTTAGCTTCAGCGACTTCCTTTTTGGCAGCCTTTGCAGCTTTTTTCTCATTACGAGTAATTTCTCTATTAATTTTGCGCATCTCCTTATTATACTCCCTCTCAAGACGCTTTTCCTCCTTTTCAGCAGTTGACATCTTTTTCTTTGACTCCTTCTTTGACATATTATTTGTTGACTTCTTCGCAAGAGTTACTCTAAGCTTTGCCGTTCTCTCCAGCTTTTTTAACGCATTGCTTAAATTCATCATCGGCCGATTTTTATTAGCATTTAATGCCTGATTTGGTGTGGCATGCGGCGTAGGAGGGGTCTTTGCAACCGTCTTTTTTTGAGTTGTCTTCTTAGCTCGCATATTAGTTCGCATATTAGGAGGAGTAGGAGGCGGCGTAATTAATACAACATTTTCAGGCACCTTCTTCTTTGTGCGTCTATTGAATGCCTTCTTGTTTAAGAGCTTTAGCTGTTCTAGAAAATTATTACGCTTAGGCGAAGTAGGTGCCTTCATAGTTACCCCCTTCTTTTTTAGAGCCTTCTTGAATGATTTCTCTTCATCCTGTTGAATGAGACCCTGAATATAAGAGATTTCATTTTGACCATCATTGCGGACTTTCTTTAATCCAGCAGCTTCGGCATTTGTAGCCTTGCGCCCCAGACGCGCCGTAAGGTTTCTTGCTGCTGTGTTCATTTCTATTTATAGAAGAGACTTAAATTAGAGTGGCTACGATCTAGATTTTCTACGCGTTTGTCTACCACCTTTCTTTACAGCAAAATAGTCTCGTAAGAGAAGTGGAAGCTCATAGGCGGCAGGTAATTTCTTTGTAATAGGATTTTTAACTAAAACTACAGGGCCTTCCTCTAATAAAACAAGAATAAAGTACTGAGATTTCAATGTCTTGATCAAATATTGTTTGAAAATTCCAGTTGGATTTGGATCACTCCTCAGATCAATTTGTCCAACTGAAATATGCGCTGTATCTGAGAGTGTTTTTAGTTGAGACTGATCCATCGGTAGCTGAATATCTCCAGTATATCCGATAATACTCAGCAATTCAGCCGACGTTCCGCGTAAAATACGTAGAGATTTTGTATGAGGATCATCCTTTCCAAGATAAACAGCCAGCGGATCAGGCAGCGCTGTATCTTCATCAGCCGCAGGAACCTCGTGGGAAGGTGATATACTCATTTCCTCGAAAAACTTAGGCTTTTCTTCTGTAGATCTCACCCAGTCTCCACGTAAACGCTCGTACCATGCAGCTGTATTCTCTGGTAATATTTCCTGGTCCCCTTCTTGTATACGCTTATCAATAATTCCAATTTGAGATACATTATCTTCGAACAGTTCGCGGCGTTTTGCGGCAAACCGCAGAAGTTCCTCAATAAGCTTGAAAAAGAGAAAATATTTTATATCTACGCTGATTTTATTACCTGGCGTTGTTTCAATTGACATATTGTCTTTTGGTGCATGAATTAAACACTTATTTTCTACAGTCCATACACATCGCCCAGAACAGACATCTTTTGTAGATGCTGTACAATCAACACGCTGTATAGAAGGACGCCCCTTATTTGGTTGATCTGAAAACCACGATAATATAAGCGCATTAAGAGATGTATATAATTCCTTCCGCTTATCAGCCAACTTCATAGCCGAATTATAAATAATCTCCTTGAGCTTATTACGTATAGCTCCACCATCCTCTTTTTTGGACAGCCACTTCGCAAATGTTATACGTAAATGCTCAAAAATGTCTGAAACATCCATTGAAGTAAGAGATGTTTGTTCATCAGTATCCTCACTCTTCTTTACATCTGATGAAAGACCAAGTAGCTTCTTATTAATCTCCCATTCTAGATCATTTTTATTCTTCTTAACAGCTTGTATCTTATACTCATCTTTCTGATAATAGTATATCTCACCCTCTACTAAAAGAGTAATAGGAGGGTTCTTTGTTTTTACAGGTAGGATTGAAGCATTTCTTAATGCTATGGCAAAAATCTTCGCCTTCTTGCTTGCCTCATCCTCTTCATACCATACCTGAACAGGAGAATAGAGAGGCACACCTTGAACGTTCTTGAACTCGCGCTCATTTACAATATATTTCTCATAAAAATTCAGAATATCCTTTGTAGATGCAGTGTAAAGATCATCCCAGTCAAGATATATATTTGTGGCAGGAAATATATTACCATCATCAATACAGGGAATAGCAACCCGTGCATCCAGATCTGGATGCTTGAAAACAAGCGCGGTTAAATGATTGTATGGATCTTTTAGAATACCATCAAACTCTATCTTAAACTCCAGCATCTTTTTGTATACTACGCTTGAATTCACTAATGTATCTTTATTAATATCCTTACTCGCATATGAAAGTCCAGGGTTCATCACAATACATTGCTCTTCAAAACGGATCTTACTCTCCTTCACAATAGAAGGCCAGCCTATTTCTTCAGCGTCTTTTTTCCAACCCCTCTGGAAAAAAGCGGTCGGCGGCCCGCCCTTATCTACATAGAAGATTGGCTCCCATACACCAGAATGATGATGTAGAAGAAAGGCAATATCATTTTCTCCGTGAACACCCTCATTGAATCCATAAGGAGGGCATCGCACTTCCAATTTATTATCTTCAGTAATATCGAGAACAATAAATGTAATTCCTGGCCGCTGAGCCTCTTCTACAGTTGCCTCTAAATTAGGCATGCGAAGAATAAAATTAGGCTGTGCTAAAAGAGATGCCAGTTGTCTGTATTCTTTGAGCGTGTCTTCTTTTTCAATCCACCCTTTTACAGGTCCTTTCTCTCTATCTAACCATCCTTGGAAATTATTATAACTAATATAAAATCGCTCTACAACAGTTCTGTTGAAAGACCCAGGGAGTTTAATTGTCTTCGACCAGTTATTTATATCTGTTCCTTCGAGCCATCGCTGTAGAAGGGCTGGAGGAGGAGCCTTCATTTGAAGATCATAATATTCCAGCAAAAAATTTCCGTAATTCAGCTGGAAGAAAACAGCAGGCTGTAACTGAAGAGACTTTTGTATAAGAACTTTCATTTCTTTTGCACTCCGCTGCATATAGAAAGGGGCAATTGCAGCAAGAAAACTGTCTGACTTAAATCGCGCACGATTTTCAACACCAATGCGTAAAAATCCCTCAGCATCAGGCTTCAGCTTATGTGGTGTCTTCGGATTAATAAATTTGGAAATATCCTGCTTGAAATAAGCATCTACAATAGGAGGTAGAAGTCCAATCTGTGGTCCCTCTACTTCGTCAATCTCAAGAGGTAGTTTTTCAGAACCCACGATATATTTTGTAAATGCCTTTGCCATATAAGCCATGTAAGGCTCCTTAGAAAACATAGCCTCATCACGTTTTTTTACTTCAGGAGCTACAATAAGAGTTGTTGGTGGCGCCTCTTCGTCTGCAGTTATCTCTCTTTGAACCTGATATCTATCATAATACTTATCTGTTTTATAAACTAAAGTATTATCGATAAAGCAACACGGAAGATGAAATCCATCAGGATGCGGCGTCTTCTTTAAGAAGCCAACATATTTATGATATATACCACCTTGTGTCTTAGGAGCATCCTGACGAATAAGAACCGTTTCATTCAAACCTGGGTTGCGGCGATTTACAACTGGTTTTCCTTCGCAAAATGGACATGTATTAGGTGCTTTTGTTGTTCTCTGACGCCCCCCCTCTTCAATTACAGGTCGGCGAAGAGTTGTGCCTTTAAAATCTCTTTCTAAAATAATAATCTCGTCACGACCACAGAAATATTTAGAACATACGTAATAATTTGTAGTGTTCTTTACATCTGTTGTTCCATACGCAAGAAAAAAGAATACTTCCTGATAACTATTTTCAGGTCTAGTAAGAGGTTTTTCTCCTTTATTAAGAGGAAAGAATACAAAAGCAATAGTCGGATTTTCAGCTTCTAACTCTTTGCTGTATTCTCTTTTCATTTCATTGATCTGATCAAGTCTTAGAACAGCTGGCTGACGTGTAACATTTGCTGCGCACATACTTACATATTTTTTAAGAGATGGATGTGTCTTTGTGTAATCGAAAAGCTTCTTATCAGCCTCTTTTAACTTCTGTAAGAAAAAATCGGCCTCTATTTTACCATCTTCAGGTGGGCCCCTGGCGGCAAGTTCTTCCTCATCATCTGCTACTTGCGGCGCAGCCATGGGGGCAGCAGGTATAGCTGCAGCCAGATCTTACTGTGCTGATAAAAACTCATTGCGAACCTCCTCTTCAAGAGGCGCATCTCCATCTACAGCCGCAAACTGTTTCCAGTAATCATCATTTTCATCTGGCGCCTGTTCTTCATCTGCTACAACCACTTCTTCTTCCTCCTCTCTTTCTATATGAACAACTGCAGCTTCAGCTGCTTTTATTTTCTCAACAGCTTTTGAAGACATATGAAGATCGGCGTCAGAAGCTCTAAAAAGAATAGATAAGAGTGTTAGAACTTGTTGTAGCGCTTTCAGTGAACTTACATTATGTAAATGAAAATGGAAAAAGGGATGTTTTGCAAAAATAGCAATATCTATTCCTGTATTTTTGGATTCCACTGTCTCATTTGCGTCAATAATTTCCAAATCGCCACGCCCTTTTAGCCATTTGCTAAGAATTTCCTGCGCAGCTCGTGTATCAAGTTGAAACTCATCTTCTAGAACACTTAGAATGGCAGTATCTGTTTCACCTTTTATTAATTTTAAATTAGCATATTGTGTAAGAAAAGAAGAAATCCGATTTTCATTAGTAAAATTATCAACGCACTTGTATCGTAACATCGCAATCGGCTGATCACCAGGAAGAGGGGGAATTTCTTGAAAGAACGGTAAAAACTTGGGAAGACGCAACTTAAGAGTTCCTTTTGTGAAAACAGGCGTAGGAGCTAACTGAATTTCATAGATAAGGGTTGCATTTTCTAAGACTAGAGGAAGAGAGGTATAGGGTAGCTTCTCAATACCTTTTCCAAACTGATAGACAAATTTATTAACTAGCTGCTTCTTCTCATTAACATGTGTATCTGTAAATAGTGTATCTAACTTGCGAACTCCTTTAGGAGGCTGTAATGTGGCATCTGCATAGGATTGATTGTTTGAATAACCGAAGCGAAGTGTCATATAAATCGGATAATCCTGCGCAGATAATCCACCTCGTATAACAGTTTTTGCCATTATATAATCATTTTCAGGATTAGGGTTTCGCTCACGTGTCCATTGTTTGAGTACACGAGCTAAATCCGCATCTGGTGTATTATCTTCTTGTAAATGGAGTTTTGTGATTGATATACCCTTATTAGGCATAAGACGCATATAAGGCCTATCTGATGTAACTGGCGTGGAATAGAATAAATTCTCTATATTTATTTTTTCATCTGTTATCCAGCGCATCTGAAGACGACGAACTCCTGTAAATTGGATATGTAGATCAACACCCTTGAGTTTTTCATTTAGATTTGTAGATAACATTGTCATATTTAAAAATCGCTGATATCTGGCTTCTGTTTTCTTCTTATCAAATGTATCATTACCATATGTAAATTCAGGGAAATAAGGATGTAGATACTTATTCCAGCTTAATTCGTCGTCTGCTGGAATACCTGCTTTCATATCATCGTATAAATACAGATGTAAATCAGTAGCTTCTTGATTTTCAATTAAAATTTTACTTTTATCAGTCAGCGTTAAATTACGCAGAGTTCCATTTTCATCAACAAAATTAAGAGCAACTCGGTTGGCATTTTCAAGATCAAATGGTTTCGCCAGTAGAAGAGGTTTCGTAGATCCAGGGAGAAACCAGCGAAAATCCACTGGGAGACGACTATCCTTAATGCGACTTACACAGAGAAATTGATAGTCAGGGTATATTTTAACATCAGTAACAATAGACTTTTCTTTGAGATGTTTATAAATGGCAAGTTTCAAATCATAGATTTTCATAAAAGGAAAAAGTGGAGGTAGCTGGATATCCATATCATCAACATTAGGGCGATGAAGAACTACACGAAGTTTCTTTGTATCATCATAAAAACTTTCCAGAGCCACTGGATGTGTTATATTTTTAATAAGACTGTCTATTGTCATTACCGGAGAAGGATCGGCTGACATCTAACTCTGTCTAAGAAACTGTTCCAATTGAAAGATCTCCGCCATCTTTCTTCGCATCATATGTGGGCTGGTCTGTTATTTTCATACCGCAATATGCAACAGGATGTTCGCGAAAATCTCTGTGTGTATAAACACCAATCGCCTCTGCCTCGCGAAGCAGCCAGCCAAAATTATTCCAGAAATCAGGGCCATGACCCACAGTTTGTGTAATCATATGCGCCATTTCATGAATTGCTACAAAAGTCATGACATCACTCTCGACAAGCTCTTCTTCCTCGCCTTTGTCGCGTTGTCTTAGACAGAAATGTACAGCCTCTCCTTTGTTTACACTGTAACTTGTAAATTCGGCGTCAGGTGTTGATTCAAAAAGTCTGCTGGGTTCTGCCTTGAAATTCTTCTTCAGCATAACAACTTGAGGCTTATCTGGAAATTTCGTTTCAACGTGAATTTTTAACTTATTCATGCGAAGACGAATGTGAGCCATTAAATCGGCTGCCTTTTGTTTATCAGGCATATCGCGAACATTATAGATTTTTCCATCTACTGTTGATTGTACATCGACCATTGAATACGATGATCCTCCAAAAATAGTTTTCACCTTTTTTAAAGCATGTGATAGTGCTCCTGAATAATCAGACATCTATTCTATCGTTAAGTGTTAATTTTTAAGCAGGAATATCCTTATTAAAAATATATCATACTCTTACAAAATCAGTGGCTTCGTTATAATAGTTTACCGACGACGTCTGCGCGTGCCCGTATGTCCAGGCTTAATTATTAATGTTTTTGCCACTCCTCTTGTCACAGGTTCATGTGTTACATTAAATTTTTTACTATGATGTTTATAAGCCTTTAATAAATTATGTGCTCTCAGTTTTGCACGCTTATTAATTACATTTTTTGAATGATTATTCATAGAAAATTTAGATAAATTAGCCGGAGCAGTATAAGCTCTGCGCACAGAACTATTTCTTGTTAGACTAGGCATATTCTTACTATTATAAAAAGCGAATAAATATTATTCGCTTTTTAGTATTTATAATAAATGCGCATATTTAGTTGACCTCGAAGCTGCGACGGTTAACATCAGGCTCGATCGTGCTGTTGTTGAAAACAGACACAGGCACCTGCGGGTTCGCGGGCTCTGAGCGGAGCTGGTAATTCGCATTGCGGAGGCTCTGGCCGACCGTGTTTACGCCAATCAGCGCACCAGCTGACAGGAAGTTCTTGCCCTTCAGAGAGCCAGTGCCCATCGGGTTCTGCTGCGCCCAGACTGAGTTCATGTCCTTAGGGAGCAGCTCGCCAGGCGTCAGCTGATCACGCGGGTAGCATCCCGCAGGGCTGTCCGCATTGCCGAACTGAGCGGGCCCCTCCTCCGTAGAGGTGACATCTCCTCCCTGATTATGCATGTTATCCATAACAGACTTCTGACGCTTCTCGCCAGAGGCGCTATTCTCACCCGCCTGCGCTGAATAATTCGAGGCCGCAGAGAGCGTCGCGAAGCCCTCCTTCTTGAAGAAATTGGGCTGTAAATAGACTAGACTTAAGACTAACAGTGCAACAACACCGAGTGCAGCAACAGATTCAAAACTGTACGTAGCGGCCATCTTGTTCCTGTATTAGTACTAGTCTATATTTTTTCTAAAAACTGTTTATTCGGATTCATCTGACTCCCCATCTGACTCTTCGTCCGTAAGAACCTCGCCGTATTTCTGATAATACGTAGTTGAAAGCCTATTTTCTTTTAATTTTGCTAAGGCTAACCGTAGACGAGCCTCGTGAAGCACATTTCTATCTCTCATCTGTTCATCAGAAACGTGTGCCGTATTTTCAGTTGCAAATGGAATATCTACCTGCTCCAATTCATCTGTAGATGGGGCCTGTAGAGTGATCTGACGAACTTCAGCAGTCGGAGACTCGGGGCGCGAGACAGGTGGAAGAAATCGGAGCGGAATATTCGGAGATGCCTTATGAAAATTAACAAGAGACCATGTAAGAGTATATCCTTTAGATGAAATTGCTAGAACAGTAGGAGCCCATTCAGCCTTAGCCCAGTTAAATAAAGATGTAACCGTATGGTGTGTAAGCCAATTATGAGAAAGACGCTTTAGAAGCGAACTCTCCTTTAGCCGTGAAGCAAACCACTTATGTTGTGTATCTGTCTCAATAAGAGCACCCGCAAAATCCTTTAGAAAAGCCTTGAATTCATCCGAATCTACGTCGGGTGATTCAACTGTCTGTGAATTTCCTGATAAATCAAAATACTGAGACTCTGAAAAAACTTTTAGTGTTGTATTTACAAGTATGTTATAAACTGACTTATGAGTATCCCACATTGGTGGACCAAAGGTTATGCGCGACATTCCTGCGTAGAAAAGCTTAATTTGCTTTAGGTGTAAAAAATAGGGTATGACAGATTTTCTTCAGAAAATTTTTAGATATATTAATCGAGATGAAACACGAAAACAAATACAGGTATTTCTAGTTGATCCGATGTTAAACCATATTATGGAACGGGTATTTCCGTATATTTTGCTATTCTGTGTTTTTTTCGTAGTTCTTCTTTTACTCGTAGCACTTACGCTTGGTATTATTGTATTTCAACTCCGGAAGGGTAATGCGGGAGTTATTATTGATGCAGTTTCATCCGTCTAAATAGTATGAATACACAAGAACTCGGCAATTATGTTAGAAATTGGGTACATTATGATAATCTTGCCACATCTCTTTCAAAACAGACACAAAGTGCTCGAAAAATACGTGATACATTTGAAAGTAAAATTCTACAAGATCTTAAAACACATAATATGGAAACTGCCGTAATCCAAATCCAAGGTGGACGCCTTCTTGTAGCAGAAGAACGCCATCATCTACCTCTTTCATATTCACGCATAGAAGACAACCTGAAAGCATTTTTTCTTGAAAAACAGAAGTCTGCTGGGCGGCCTATTGTAGATGATACAGCAGCTATTATGAGATTTATGAAATCACATCGGGAAGTTCAAGTAACGAAAGCTCTAAAGAAACAAGCGGCTGTACCTCCTTTACCGCCGTTACCGTCTCCGCCCGTGGTATAAAGCTTTGTCAACATAAATATATAGAAAGTACATAAAAGTACATAAAAAGTAGCTTGAATAGAGTTAGAGATGAGTTGGTCTGCTCGTATGAGAAATAGAAACTGGACTATGTGGTGTAATGAAGAGGTGTATATTAATAATGATAAAGTGAAGAGAAAATATATGATTACAGAGCTTGTGAAATACAGTATTACACCTTTTTTAAAGAAAAATGGATATGTCCTAGGATGTAGTGAGCATCGTTTAGCAGAATGTATAGCACGTTCTCTCTATTATGGAAGAATGGCACATGAAGCAATCAATAATGATTATAGACAAGAAGACTATGATCATTATTATTTTGTCTTAGATGATGATACATGGGAGAATTTCTGGTCACATTGTGGAATATGGTCAGATATAGATGAAAACTCAACAACTAATCGTGAAGGTATACGTTTTTGTATTTGGACTTTGCTAGATCTATACAGTTCGTCAAGGACTGACGAAGTTGATGAAATTCTTGGCCTCACAGAGGAAGAGAATGAAACAACAGATGCTCGTGATCCTTATTTGGTTGATTCAGCAAACGGATATTTTTCAGCTATTTAACGACGCTGACGACGCGTTTCTCCACGCCGGCCTCCCTTTTTCTTCATCGTTACAGCATGCGCACTATTCCAGCCAGGCTGGTTCTTGTGAATATAAGGAC